GAATGGCGTTAGCCGGAATGGCGTTTGCCGGAACAGTGTTTGTTGATATCCCTTGTGACGGTACACCTCCTTGCGGGCATTCTGTATATGTGGTTGTTGATACTGCTGCGTTCATAGTGGTTATTCTCGCTCCTTTTTGAAAATAAAAGAAGCCCTCTATGTACGTTCTATAATTAGTAGAATGGTATCATAGAAGGTCTTTTGTGTAAATCTTTTTGTTGTTGACTTTGTATATTCTTTATTTCTTTAACGTACTAAAGTAAAAAAAGAAAGAAAGAGAGTGTCTATTGGCATATGAGACACTCTTCTATCTCTCTCTCTTCTTTTTAGCTTGAGCTATCGCAATCCAATAGTCCGTCAGGACAGACCGTATTTCTCAAGCATGTTGTAATTCGATACTCCTCTGCCTGTATTCATAAGCTCTTTATCAGACAGCCGCGGTCTATCCCACCCTAGATAACCGTCAGGGTTTGTCCAAAGTTCGAGCATATCGTCGATGTACTCTTCCTGCCCTTGTTCTGGTGAGACTGCCATGCTTTCTTTATAAAACGCTACTGCCATAGAAAGAGCGTCTAGTCTGTCGTCGTGCGCTAAGGCGTGTGCCTGTCTGTGGATGCGCGTCATTTGATAAACGAAGCTGAACCGCTGTTCTTTCTCATAGACTCTATAGTCGTCTTTGATAACGCTTGTGTCGACGATGAGCTTATGCTGCATGAGCACCGGCTCTAAGGTGTCGATGATGCGCGCTTCTTTTTGTGTCGTGCTTCTGACCTCTTCTATGCCACATGGGTACATTCGAGTCAGCACCGGCTTTAATAGCTCTGTATACATGCCGTCTCCGAAGTTGGATTCGACGATGATATTAGAGACGCCGTGATATTTCGCTTTGACTGCTAGAGCTGTGAGGACTCCTTCACTATATCCTCCTTCAAAGCCTCCAAGCTCTACCAAGAAGAGGTAGCCGTTCAGATACTTCACTACTGCATACGCAGTTTCATCCTTCCCTCGTCCTGACGGGTCGATTGCCATGACACATATCTTGTATGGCAGTGTCTCTTCACTGCGGCTGAGAGGTGCATAGTAATAATCCCCTTTGAGTGCAGTACACGGGATGTCATGAAGTCTCTGCTGTTGCCCGGTTGCCCACGACCATTTAATAGAGGCTTCTTTTGGGTCGAGGTCTGCGATGATTAAATCCTGCACCTTGAGCGGATACTTTTCTGCATCACTGAGGCTTGTGTTGAGAAGGAACTGTAAAGCATAACCTGCTCTGCCATAAGACAGTCTTCTCTTGTCAATCTCCTCCTGGTCAAAGCGTCTCGGGTCTGTCGGTGTTCCTGCATATGTGTCGAAGTCTTTTTCACATCTCTCCCGTAAGAGAGGTGCTAGTCTGTCTCCATACTGCTCCAAAAGGCCCTGTGTCGCAGGGTATTCGACCGGGTAGATGATTGTACTGTAGCCGCGTTTCTGCAGCTCTTCGTAGAGACTCATCTCACATTGAGGAGTTCCTAGGTAGATGATTCTGCCTTTAGGTTTGAGGATGGCGTCGAACTCTTTGACTGCTTCACTGAGTCTATCCCGTTGCACTTGAGTTCCGCTGTTGGATGGAACCTCGACGTCATCTGAGATGAGAAGGTCTGCGCGAGAACCGGTAATCTGTCCGTAGATACCTACTGACTTTACACTTGGACTGGCATCCGGTTTGCATCCGTTGACGTCAAAAAGATTCATGGTGTCCCTATGTCCTTTTGCACTATCAGGCTGCATGTCGTGGAGGAAGGGGATCACCTGCATGATGCGTTTGATGAACACTGCATTGGCGTCTGCTCTGTCTTTACTTGCGGAGATTATCTCGACTTTGATATTCCTGTCTTTCCATAGTGACCACACACAGAATGCACATGTGATGAAGGATTTAGCGACGCCTCGGAATCCTTCTAGTATCATACGGTCGCTTGGGAAGTGTTGGATGTTCTTTGCAATGTCGAGCTGTATCTCTGTCGGTTCAGGAAGTCCTATCTCCTTCCATACAATCCATAGGAATACGCGAAAGTCGTCTTTTGCTCTCTTTATCTGTGCTTTGGTGTATGTGCCTGCGGTTGATAGCGGTTGTTGTCTAAGCATGCTTGACTATACTACTTTCTTCCCTCCTTCTATCACGTCAAAGGTATCAAAGTCGGGGATTGTCGTTACTTCCTTTTCTATTTCCTCAATTCCTTGTGTCTCCGGCTGTGTGATAAGCCTGTTCTCTTTGAGGAACTTTCTGACCTTCTCCAGGAACGCAGGGGAGCGTCTAAGCTCTTCGTCCTGCAATCCTTCCAGGAGAGCGTCTACTTCAAGCTGAGCGATGAGGTCGAGGGTTTTAGGGTCTAGTGTTGTCATTCTATAGAGGAGACTCCTTTCTATTTCCCAAAGTAGATTTTCCACTGTACTTCTCCTCCGCTGATGTTCATATTCTTCTCAGGTGATAAGTGCAGCTCTGCAACAATGCTGTGATTGCGGCTGTAGTTTCTCTGTAGGCTGATAGGGACATATACGTTTCCTCTCTCAGTCCCAACGCCGACACCGAGTTCCCAGTTGCGGTAGGTGTTGATTTTGTAGATGTCTACGTCGACGTTCTCTTTTGCAGACGGAGCAATAAGCGTTTTGTCTGTGTCTTTGAGTGCGAGAGGGGGAAGGTGTTTGTCTCTGCTCTTTACTTTCTCAGACACTTCTTTGAGTGCACTCTCTTGGGTGATATTCGGTGCTGATGTCTTGTAGCTGTAGTGTTCTGTTGGCTGCGTCTTTCCGGTATGTACTCTCTGCACCTCAGCAGCAATCACCTTCGCGTTCCCTTTGTTCACCTTGAGGTCGTTTTGCAGGACGTTGGTATCCTCTGCGTCCTTTACTGTGTCTACTGTTACGACGTCTTGTTTCTTTTGTGTATCAAGCAGTCCACCGTTGAAATGCATACAGGACTGAACCATGGTGCTGATGACGATGAGGATGATCCCTACAATGACGAAGGTGAAAAGAGGTTCCCCTTGAAAGAGTGTCTTGATCTTTTGTTTCTGTTTCTCTATGTTGAAAAAGCAATTCATGTTTCTAAGTGTTCCTTTCTATTACTTTTGTAAAAATGGTCAAAAAAAATAAGACACATACACACGAAGGTACTCTTTTTATTGAACCTATATGTGTGTATGTGTCTCTCTATCTCGTCTGTGGATTAGTTCTCCTGATAGTAGATCGCCTTTCCTCTGATGTCGTCCATGTGCATATAGAGGTTCTCCCCGGGGCATGCAGTCGACATGAGGTCTCTGTGTCCGACAACGGTTCTGTCGTTGATGCAGAGGTCATATTTTGCGGCAAGTGCTGCGATGAGCATAGCGGCACTTTCAATCTGATTGGGTGTTGGTTCAGCGAGTTCAAAGTTTCCACTGAGGTGAATGCCGATGCTTCTGCTGTTGTATCCATAGGCATGGGCACCTTTGAGACAGACAGGGCGTCCCTCTTCGATGCTGCCGTCTTTGCGGATGACGTAATGGTAGCCGATGTTCGTCCATCCCATCGCACGATGAGACTCGTCGAGTTCTTCGGCTGACAGGTCATCATCTGTAGGGTTCCCTGTGTGGTGGATGACAATCATGTCGGTGCTCCCTCGTTCAACGCTGTTTGCCCAGTCGATTTCGAAGGTGCGTGGGTGAATGTAGATACTGCTGAGTGAGTTGATGCTCATTTGTTGTCTGCTGTCCTTTCTTCTTTGTTTGATGCTTCTTTTGCTCCATCATCAGCACTTTCTTCATACTGGTCAGGAATGCCGTTGTTGTCCCGATCAATGAACGATCTGGCCAAGAATCCGATAACCGCAATCCACGCCGCTGATGCGATCTCATGAAGGAATGCTCTCAGCTCCACAAGATCAGCCCTCGGCTGCGTGTACCAGTCGTATAGCCAAGCACTTACGTAAATTGTGCAGCATAGGACAATCAGGACTGCATACCACGTGATGTATCTCATGGCGGCATGGGTCGGCGTGAAATACTTTTTAAGAGTGGGGAGCTTGGAGGCGACGGCTCTTATGCTTTGTGAGAGATTCATATAAAGAGTTCTTTACCTCCCTCCGAGTGCCCATGTGAGAAGGGAGGCGAAGATGCCGACAATGGTAGTGCTTGCGCCGATGGCAAAGCAGATGTCGCTGCGGAATTCGCCGATGCGGTTGTGGGCGCTCTTCACGCTTTCTTTAAGGGCGTGCAGCTGCTGACCAACGCTGTAGAGTTCTGTCTTTAGGAAGGGATGGTCTTTGCGAAGGTTTTCGAGCTGTGTCTCGATGCGAATGAGACGTCCTTGAATTTCAGAGTATTCTTGTTCTGCCATGTTGTGTAACTGGTAGGTTCCTTTCTATATAATATGTTATGGTTGTAGATTCGGTTGTGGATTCGGAGAAGGGGCTTGTTTTTTTTTGAATTTGATGCAGAGAAAACGAAGTTGGACGTAAGCAGATATTCTGCATAAAAACATCAACTGTTGATTATTTTTTTCACGGTCTGGAATAAAATTACCTATTGTATTTTGACCTTGGTTATAGAACGTGATATTCACTTGAATACCAAGCCCTATACCGTTACTCTTTACATCTGTGTAAATATCTGCAGAATGTGTAAAGTTATAGGAATCGCTTACTGTTTTTGCCACCTGTACTTTGGTGTTATCCGCATTTTTTACATATAATGCTTTGAGAGGTGGTAGTTCTATGATAGGAGCTTGTAACGGCAACGGGATGATGAGGTCATAGGTGGAGGTGATTTCTTTGGGATATTCGTAAAAGGTGTTTGTGGAAGGCTGAACACGCAGAGGCGTTTCTGCCGGAAAGGTAACGAATACGCCAGGGGGAATATAAATCTCACTTTTTTCAATCTCTACTCCACTGCCGCCGCCACCTGCTTCACTAATCTTCTTCAACGCCTCTGTGAGTGTCGTTCCGATATCGGTGAGTGCAGATGTCTTTGCAGTATCTACAACACCTTTAGCCTGTGTGCCGTATGCTTGTATCGTCTGCTGCTCTGTCGCAGCAAGCTGTTCGAGCGCCGCAAAGGTCTGGTCATGCCAGTCGTTGAGAGTCTTGAGCGATGCTTCTGTGTCGGTTTTGGCTTTCTCTATCTTTGGAAACAGCTCTGCGATTGCGTTTGTCATAGAGGAGAAGGTCTTGTTGTATTCGACAAGCTGAGGGATATAGGACTGCACAACGGCGTTTAGTCTTCGCATCTGATCTGTTGCAGGGTTGATTTTGTCTGTGATCTCCTGCTCCAATGTATGAAGCTCGGAAGAGACACGCTCTTTCAGTCCTTGAATTTCTTTGATGCTCTTTTCATACTCGGCTTTAATCTGCTCGAGGGCTGTCAGAGCTACGCTTTTATCTGTCTTGACAATCTCAGCGATGGTCTTGTCCTGAGACTCTTCGAGGATGTACTGGGTCTGTGTGAGGACGATGTTGAGGTTTGCGGCTTGAAGGATGGTACCGTCCGCCCACTTTACGAGCGGTGCGGTAGGAGTCTCTCTGTAGATGCAGAGTTCGCCGCCTACACCGTCAGACGCTGTGAGACGAATACTGTTTTCACTTTGGAATGTGAACTGTTCAAACGGGTTGCCATTCAAAGACACTTTGATGTGCTTTTCGGAGATGAAAGGAAAAGGGAGCGTATAGACAGCTCCCTCTTTGCTCCCATCCCACTGTTGATATATGCGGGATTTGTAGGACATATTGGTTTTAGTTCCTTTCTTTAGGTTTGTGTTGTTTGGATTGCTTTGTGCGTCGCTGTTCTTCTTTCCTCTGCTTTACGACCTCTGTCCCCTCAATACGCTTTTCAGGGATTTGAAGGGTGTGTTCAAGGAGGTTCAGCATGAGCTGTGTCCCCATCCAGTTGCCGAAGGGGACTGCGCCCTGTGCTCTATGAAGGTCATAGCTTGACATGGTGTGTCCGTATCTTCCTGCCGATAGTGTATATTTCCCCTGTTCATAGAGGCTGTCGGCAGCGTTGACGGCACTGTTGATGTAGTTGAGCACAGGGAACTGTCCTGCGGCTTGCTGATACATTCCTTGAGAACGTATTGCCGCGTTGCCTGTGGTTGTTCGGATGTCGGTGCCTTCAATTCCTAAGATGCCTCCTATGTTGGTTGCATAGGCAAGTGGGGACAGGAAAGCACCTCTGGTAAGGGCTGCAAGTATCATAGGACGCGCAGAAAAGCGACGCTCTAAGTACTCTTTTCTCTTCTGAGGGTCTAATGGGTATTTGACCGCCGCGTTCATTGCCGACACAGCTCCATATCCTGCGAGCCCTGAAAGAGCGCTGAATATTGCCACGGCGGCAAAAGCACGCGCAGGATGATTCATCATCCGCAAGAATTGTGCATGAGACGCCATAAATGTAAAGTTCAGGAAGAAGCCCATGAGACGCCGCATCGCTCCGTTCTTGTACCATGAATTGACGGTACCGATGGAGGCTTTGGTGAGTGCGCGGGCGGATGTGTCTTCCATAATCTTCTGCACAGCAAAGAAGGTCGCAGGGTTTTCCTCCTGCCACTGTCTCCATATCTGCCGTGCCTTTGTCGGGTCAATATCCTCGGGGAGGTATCTGTTGATATCTCTGTAAATGGCACTCAACTTTTCAGGCGTCACTCCCGCTTCCTTTAGATATAAGGGGTCTAAGAGATTGTGGAATATCTGTGTGTCACGTCCGTTGGCGAGGTGCTGCAAGTCTCTGAGGGTGCTGCCGCGTACGAAGTCGGTCATGGTGCGTGTGAGGTACGGCATACCATTGAGCTGACTCGCAAGCCTCCCCGTGGCATTGAGCGCTCTGTCAACTGCTAGAATCCCTCTGCCATAGACGGTGTGTCCATGCTCATTGAGAAATTCTCGAGGTGTTAAAAGTCTCTGCTGTGGGAGCTGCGCGAGTTCATGGTATCCGATTGCCCGCGCAAATTCATGAGCTGCTTGTGCGTCGACCTCGGCTTCTTGTCCTTTCAGGATATAGGAGGCGTATTTTGGCAGCAGACGTACGCCCGCCTCTCCAACAGCTCCTATAAGCTCTGCCATTTGGTTGAATCCGAGGTTGCCGCCGACCGCTGTGTAGGTGGCATTTTGGAGCATCCCTAGAATATGGGCAAAGGTTCCTTCCTGTTGTTCCCGTACAAGGCTTTCGGTGAGCGGTCTTCCGCGAAGAGCACTCATGCTGCGAAGGAAGGTTTGGTAGATGTCATCTGCTTTGTCTTGACTGATTTTGTGCCAGTTACCATTGTTATCGCGGATGCCCTGTGTAAGGCGTTGAATCTCTTTATACACCTGCCCTGCGGTCTTGATGAACTCCTCGTCGTTCTTGAAGAGGTGTCTCCATGCAACGGCTCCTGCGGTGAGGTTGGTCTGACTGTTCATGATGTGGTCGACGTCAAAGTCCCTGAGGTCTTTGTCAAAGCTGAACATGGTGCCGTCCTTCATCTGCATTTGAAAGGAGGTATCCATAATTGCCCTGCGTCTGAGGAAGGGTAAATCCCCTGCCCGACCGCCTGTAACTTTGTCCCGGATGACGGAAAGCTCTCCTGTGCCTGAATTGGTATTGAACACAGCTTCGTTCTCGCCAAGGCTTCCTCTGCTGATGTCCCTATCGGTGATACCTAATGCCCAATCATGTGCTTCCCGGTCTTTCCAAGCGTTATATTCATCCGTCGGAAAATCGGCGCGAAGTTCTTTGGTGTCCTCTAAGCCTTTGTCTTGAAGGAACCTCAGGATATTTGCTTCTTCTTTTTCCTCCATGGCGGCAAGTGCATATTTCTTGAGGAATGCTCTGACCTCATTAATGTCGCTGCCAAAGGAGGTGTGGTTCTGGAATTTCATGTAATTACGGACATCTACACCGCGTGTAAAACTCTCGTCGGCTGCCGCAAAGTCCTCTGTGAGGATGGCGATCTTTTTGAGAGTTTCTTCGTCGGTGATCCCTTCTGCCTTTGCGGCTGCGATGTTGGCGCGTTTGAGTGCGTCGACACCTGACTGCCACTTCGCATAAAGGATCTCTGCCGCTTCTTTGATTTCAGGGGTGAGCTCAAAAGGTAATGCTCTGAGTCTCGCTTCCCGTGCGGCGTCATTATAGGCACCGTGGAGGATGTCGTGGTAGAGAACACTCTGTGCGTTGAACTCTCTGATGGCATCGTCAACGTTCTCAGGCAGGAGTCTCCCGGCTGCAATATGACTGCCGAGGGCTTTGCTTCGGACGTTAATAAATGCCGCGTCGTATTTCTGCAAGTGTCCAATAACACTGTTCCTCAGACTCTCTGCGATGACGCCTGCACCTTTATGAAGTCCCTGCTGATAAGGGTTGAGGAGGGCTTTGTCGATGAGCTTTCGAAGGGCTTTGGACGCTGCAAAACGCATCTTGCCGAAGTCGGTGCCGATGTATTTGTTCTGCGCTGCCCATCTGAATAATGGGGAGAGCTTTCTGCCTATGCCTGTGGTAAATCCTTCGGCGTCAGCTCCCTCGGGGTCTCTGTCTCCCGGGAGAGTAAGTTCTCCGTCATAGAGATGCGGGTGCATGGGGTTGTCGATGCTGTACCGCACACCGTCTTTAATCGCCGTTTGGTCAGGAAGGAGCGTATATCCTCTCATCTCGGCAATCTTGCGTTCCCCTATCTCACGCATGGCTTCGTTGATTTGCTTTTGACTCATGTTCTTATCGCCGAAGATGTGCCTGAGAACGCGGGTCAGTTCAGGGAGCTGTGGGATGTTTTTCCCTCTGCTCATCTGCAACTCAACGGCGTGTGCAAGAATCTCTTCGGGGTCGTCGCTGCGGGCATGTTTGAGCGCTTCGTTCCATATTCCTTCGGGGTGCTCGGTCTTTTTGACAACTGCTTCCATAAGACTGTCATACATGTCTTTTGGTGCGAGCTTCAATCCTCTGTGAATGATGTGCTCATGCGCGAGAAGTCCTGTAAGGTCTTCTTTGCTCTTCACGGCGTCCCTGTTGACGAGAATGGTATCCATGGAGGGCACATACATGGCTCTCATATCTTTGGGGAGCTCTAATCCAACGCGGTTTGCAAAGTGGTCTATCTGCTCTTTTGGTGCAATATAGACACCTCCCTGGTGCTTTTGTAAGCGCGCCGTTTCACGCTCTAAGCCTATCTCAGGCGACACAGCCTCATGGTTCATGAGCCCGAGGTTGTCTCTTGCCTCTGCGTCTGCTGCCGCAAACATTCTCTGTGCGAGGTCGACCTGCTCGGCAGGTGTATAGACTCTCTGCGGGTCGGGGTATCCTGCCGCTGTGTATGCTTGTCTTGTCTCTATGGTGTCGGCGTTATCTACGGCACGCTGTAAATCATCTGTGATTTTATAACCGTGTCTGAGCAGGCTGCCTGTGAGTTCCCCTAAGACATGCATTCCGCTTCCTGCTATCATGCCCCCTGCAAATGCCGACACTGGGTCGAACTGTACGCCTCCGACTCTATGAGCTCCGTAGTTATCGGCGAGGTTAAGGGCGCCGTTCTGAGCACCGACATAAGCCGCTCGTGCAATCTTCTGTCCGAGTGAGGAGCGTATCACTTTCCCGGCAGCACCTATTCCTCTTGCATAGGGGATCAGGTTGATGGGGTTGAGCATACTCCCCGTCAATGTCCCTAAAGCCCCAATGGAAATGTAGTCCTGTTTCTCAGCTCTGTAGGCTCTCTCGTCTCTCTCCTTCTCATACTCTATGAGCTGCATGAGGTGTTCTTTACTGGTTGCTTCGCCTAGGAGACGCGCAATTTTTTCATTCTTCGCCGCGCGATCCATCTGCGGAAACATATTGTTAACAGCAATAAGCTCGTTGTCATCAGGAAAGTATCCTCCTAAAGAGGAACCTCCTGCCTCTCCGCTTGGACGCATGATCCACTGACCGAATGAACTCTCCTCAAAGCCATGCTTGATGCCCTCAAGATAAGAAAGAGGCTCCGGTGCAGGAGGAGTGTTATAGGTGTTCATCACTGTTTCATATTGAAAGTCGTTCATACTTTCATATGAGCGTCCTGCGTAATCCTCTCCAAAAGGAACGGCACCGTAAGCAATCGGTGCGGAAAAGCCTGCCTGCGCGAGCGGAGAAAGCCCGCTTGCAAAGTGCATGTTCTGGTCGGATGCCAGGTGCATTAAACCACTGGTTTGAATCTCCTCCGGTGTAAGTGCATAGAACCTGTCGCGTACCTGTGTGGAATAAGCAAGCTGTGAGGGATACTCTCTGCCGTTCGACTCTTCGGGTGTATCGGGAAGGAAGCCTTTGTCGTAGTGATAGAGCCCTAGGTTATGCCCCCCATAATGGGAGTTGGGCATATACAGTGCCATGTCTGCATCGCTGGCTCCGCGTGCCTTGAACTGGTCGTAGAGGTCGCTAAATTTGTAGTACATGACGGCATCCTGTACCTCCGGGGGAACACTCGAGGGGTGTACGCCTGCCCATTCTCCGTATCCCGATGCCTTTGCCCATTCGTCCCAGGTACCGGGCATGAACTGGTATGCACCTCCCGCGCTGCTGTCTCCGTTGTATGCACTGTAGTTGCGGTTGCTTTCCTGTCCGAAGACGGCACACATTTCGCGGATGATAAACTCTTCTTTTGACATCTCTGCCATAAGGCTCTTCACACTCCTTTATTTTATCGATTACATTACATATGCCGCAGCTCCCATGCGGTCAAGGTATTCCCCTGTGTCGCTGATGCCGCGCGCCGCTTCTTCTCTCTGCTTTTCTGCTTCAACGCGCTGCTGCTCCATATCCTCCGGCTCTTTCTCCCGCTCTCTGATGTTGGCTGCGTTATAAAGCATCTCAGGTGTCAGGTATTTAGTCTGCCCTGTGGCTGCATTGTAAATCTCAAGTTGATTGCGGACGCTGTTCCAGTTGATTGTGAAGGGAACTGTGCTGTCCCACTTGATGAACGATTGAAGTTCGTTTGTGATTACATCGTCATACGTCTCGGTGCTGATGCCCATCGGACTACCGTCCTCATGTGTACCTGCTCCGCTCATAAAGGAACGCGGGATGACGGCGCGGTAGTTGTCGTAGTTGTATACGATGTAGGCGTTATTTAGGAAGGATGCTGTGTCGGACATGACTTTATCAGGGGACAAGCCTGCCGCAATACTTGAAGCAACGCTGTTGAGGATAACAGGAGCGACACCGCCAATCTCAAGCGGGTTTACTGTGAAGCTGCCACCTTTCATGCCTGTGAGTGTAAAGGACACCGAGCTGTTCTTGATGGCATCCTTGGCACTCTCCATAACACCGGCATAGGCTTCTTTGTCTGCCATGAGGTCTTGCCCCTTGGTATACTGCACAACGGCACCGTCGACGCCATAGACGTCCCCGAGGGATTTGTAGGTGTTGATGCGGGATGTAATGGCATCGCCATAGACGCTGAGGAAGCGTTCAGGGTTTGAGACGAATTGCTGCTTAAAGTACTCGAGCTGATTGACTGCTCTCTGCTTGCTCTCCTGCCCTTCAATGGAGGTTGATGTAATGGAGCTGAGCATCCCGAGCACGCCGTCCTTGATGTTCCCTGAAATACTCTTCAAGATGGGATGGTCAAGGATTTTGAGCATGGTCTCCGGAGGTTCCATTTGATACTGAATCATCCCTAGGATCTGCCCTGTGACTTCGTTCGGGTCGTCGATGCCCATGTCCTTCAATGTGTTCGCAACAGGCATGTCGTTCTTGATATTGTTGAAAAGGTTCTGTGTGCGGGAGGCGTTGAAGATACCTGCGCTCTGCCGTTGAGTCCCTTTGATGCGGGTTCTTGCCTGTGCCTCTCTCCATGAGTCCCCTTGTGCGGAAAGCGTTGCCATATGAGGGGAAAGGTATTCTTTATCATCCTGCGACAAGGATTCGTACCAGTCATAAAAGCCCTGCTTGTCCCCTCTTGCTTTCTGTCGTGCAGTGTCCATAAGCTCTAGGCGATGGCGGGTGACAATCTTGTTCGACTCTTCCTTAAAGGCTTTGTAATAGGGAGAAATACTCGTCCCCATGAACTCGCCGTAGGTCATTGGCTTACCGAAGTTCTCATCTCCTGTGTGCCAGACACCTATCTCGAGTTCTTTCAAAGCGTCCAGGGCTTTGGTATCACTTTTTCCGCTGAGGAGATAGTCATGAATCTTGGCGTCTATTGCCTTGGCGATTTCTTCGGGGCGGATGCCTTGGAGCTTAGCTTCGTTGATTGCCGCTTTGAAGAGTCCTAATGTCTCCCCGTTGTCTGCCTCTGTGTTGTGCAGGAGGTCGAGTGAGTACTGTTTGAATTTGTCACTGAGGGTAATCAGTGCTTCTTTATGGCTCTGTTCGTCTAACCATTTCGTATGACTGTCAAACACTGCTCCTTCGTCAAGAGGTGCGTGGTCATGGAAGCCGAGGTCAAAGGCGAGCGGGTTTGAGAAAGCTCTCTTTTCCTTAATTGCGTTATAAAACTCTTTCCGCTTGGTCGCATAGTCGTCGAGCTGTTCCTGCCGGGTCTTTTTATAGCTGTCGGGATGGATACTAAGCTCATGCATGTAATCCCTGGTAAAGGATTTTGCGGCTGTCTCTCCGACGTTCTTCTCTAAAAGACTCATGGCATAGAAGTTGTCTGTGAGGTTGAGCATTCCTGCGTTGGTGAGAAGGGTGCGGGTGTCGAGTTCAAGCCTGTCTTTCTCAGACGTGGAGTTGATGAGCTCCTGTGCTTTGGCTAAGCCGTATTCTTTTCGATAGTCTTCACGTTGGTGCTCAAAATCGACAAGAGCGTCCGCGCCTTTGGAAAGGGCGTTGATGAGTGCGTCGGACTGACTGAAATCCTCTGTGGTGATATGAGGTGTGTCGTATGCGCCGACAAAGCCGCCGACGGGGTGTTTCTTAAAGTTCTCGAATGTGCCGAGAGATTGTGCGAGTGCCATTCACATGTTCTCCTTTCTTTTAGAGGTGGTAGTTGTTGAATCCAAAGTAGTTGTTGCTGCCGAAGCTGTTGACACCTCCGTAGGTGCCGAAGCCTTGTGTGAAGGAATTCCCTCCAAAGACACTATTGCCGTGCCCATAGCCTGAGAAGGTGTTTGCAGGACTAATGTTGTTATTAGAGACAACGCGTCCGAAGATGTCTATCTTTCCTCCTGCGTCACTGAGCTGTTGGTTCCTGCCCATGATGTTTGTGATGCTTTGGAAGGTCTGTATGAGGTTCTCCCACATGATTGCCTTGTGGTCGGGCTTGGGGATTCCCTTCACTGCGCTGTCTCTTGTAATCTGTGCGGTCTCGATGTTCTGATTGATTTCATGACTCTGCTTGCGGAAGAGGTCTTGGAGACTGAACACTGCTCTTCCTTCGGCTGCGTCCATGTCTCTCTCGATTAGGTCTGCTGTCCTTCCTCCTCCTGCATATTGTTCATTGAGGTCTGCCATAACACCGCTTTTGAGCTTTGCTTGGTTCATGCGGACTTTTTCAATCTCGCCGACAATCTGTTCGTAGACGTCCTGTCGCTTTGCCTGCAGCGCCTGTACGTTGTAGTTGAAGTTCTTGAGATGAGTATTGACCTGTGCGATGTACTGGTCTTTGAGCATCTGCTGTTTCTTAAGACCGGCTTTCCACTGCATGCCAATCTTAAGAGCCTCGCCGATGGTAAATCCTATTGCCGGTAGCATATAAAGGCAGTTCTCCTTTCTTCGTTAAAGTTTTAGATACGCCGCATCGGTGCGTAGTATCTCCCCTCCCAGCTCGCTCCTGTGATGTTGAGCGGGTACGGGTTCTTGCTGATGACTTCGATTTGAAGGTTCAATGTGTCGCTGTGCAGCGGGATACGGTACGTTCCGCTCGAAAGCTCCAAGGGGATGGGACTGTTGTTCTTTGCGGTCAGGCTTCCTGTCGTGCGTCCGGTCATGCGGAAGGTTTCTTTGTTTTTGTGATTCCTTGTGACACTGACGTCAAAGATGCCTGTCTTGCTGTACTCAAGGTTTAGATGGTCGAGCTGAAGTCTCCCTTGTGTGACTGCTCTGTTCTCTCTCTGCTCGTCCCTGACGTAAATCGGGGAGAGGACGGCTTTAGCTTCGTAGGAGATGCCGAGGACATAGGGGAGCTTGATGGTATCCAAAAGACGCTGTGCTTTGGTGTCATCTGCTCTGTCCAAGGTATAGAGGCTGCCGTCAATGTCCATGAGCTGAAGTTCTAGCTTGCCTGCTTTGACGAGACTGTAGTATGGCAACTCTTTAATCGTGGAGAGTGGGAGTTCCGTTCGGTCACTGACTCTGAGCTTGCTGTCGAGGTAGACGCGTGTGCTCTCAAAGTCTTTATCTGCATCGTCTCGCGTGTGCGATGCGGTGTTGATGCTGCCGATGAGGGCGATACCACCTTCCTTTGCCTCTTCTCCTGTTTTTGTATAGGTGTAGAGGAGGTATAGTGTATTGCCGATGAAGCCTGCACCTTTGATATATGTCCCTTCAAATGTCCACTTACTCCATGCACTCTGAATCCGCTGTCCGTCGAGGAAGAGGTATTTGTAGAGGTAAATGGTGTCCTGCTCTTTCGCCGAGAGGAAGATGAGAAAGTTCTCTGTGGTGTTCTCCCATACTGCATAGAGCGGGGATGCAAGATAGGCGGGGATGTGAGATGTGATGTCGTTTGTGAGCTTTGCGTCCTCGATGGTGCCTGTGGCGTAGAGTTCACGGACGATGCTGTAACTGCCTCTTCGGGTCGTGTAATATATTCTCTCCCCTGCGGCAGTCGGTCTGACATCAGTGTCGCATGTATAGGCGCTGAGGAGTTTAAGGAATGCTGTCTTTGGCGTTAATGCTCCTTGTGCATATAAAATAAATTGTGTCTCAGCCGCAAAGAGGACGAGTGCCTCTTGAAAGACAACGGCGTGCTCGAGGTTCACGATACTGGGATATGAGACAGAGAGGTCGAGCGGGTCGGTGTCTAAGACCTCTGTGGCAGTGGTCATCCAAAAGTTGAAGTAGCTCCCGGACTCGCTGAGAATAACGTTCTCACCGCTGAGAAATCCTAAGCGGTTGCGAAACAGAAAGATGTCGCTGATGGTATGTCCGACAAAGGAAGGGGGCGGGTTGCTCTTATCATCTCCGCAGTCTCTTTCATCCCATGTAGCTTCCTCGAGTTCAAAGCGTCCTTCTCCTAAACTCTTAAGGAGCATGGGCATCAAGGATTTATTGAGTGCAGGCAGTAAGCCGCCCTTTGCACATTCGACCCATCTGCCTTTGCTCTTGTCGTATTTGACATAGTAATCATCTGCGTGAGTGCTTGCGTCGCCTTTGATGCATACGAGGTACCCGTCGGGTCCATGCATGGGGAGATGTGCGAACTTTGCGATGCTGTCTGCGACGCCGATTGCCGCCGCATTGTCTGCACCGTCGGTAACCGTGATGCCGTGGAAGGTGGTGTTCTTCGTTGTCTTGCCGGGGTAAGAGTCTTTGGTAAGCTCCTGCAAGAGTAACCAGCTTCCTTCCTGCTGCACCTTGGTAAATCCTGCCGCCTTTGCCTGTGTCGCAAGCTGTGCCGCAATCTTGTCGGTGCCGATGGAGACGCTGTGACTTCCTGCACTGCCGTCAGGGGTGGTGTAAGAAAAGGAGACACTTGACATGACATTCTTCTTGGTATCACTTTCGTCGCCCATATACTGCACTGTGACGCTGTAGGTTCTGCCATAATGTCCTGTGAGGATGTTGACGAGATAGCCGCCGATGCCTGATGTTGTCTTAGCACCTCCAAGTGTAGGGCTTTTGCGTTTGTTCAGCAGGAAGGTGTGGTCTGCGATGGTGAGCATGCGAAGATCTTTGCTCGGGTGCTCTGTCTTGAGATACGGGTATCCATTGAGGTCAAAGGAAGCACTCTCTGTGATGTCCTGCGTGTCTTTGTCGATGCTCAGGATGTGCAGATGTTCTTTGCCTGCGACGACAATGTTCTTCTCCCCGTCCCCTCTGTCGATAAGGTGAAAATAGTAATCCTCATTTTCTTTGAGTCGGATGTTATTTGCGATACCGGCTTGGACGAGCGGCGGGCGTTTGATGAGTCCGTCGGTCTCGGAGGAGAAGCAGTTGGTCTGCTCTTCAAGCTGTTCGGGGGTACGCATCTGCGGCGGCTGCTGAGAGATGCCGGCGTTGAAATGCTTGATGCTCTGTGAGATACGCTGCATATATGTGTCAAGGCTCCTTTCTGTTCATGTTTAGATGCGCCTGTTCAGGAACGATTGGATGTTCTCGTTGTCTAGGATATTGATTCCTGCGTCTGCAAGGTCATATTCCTGACAGTGCATCCATGCTTCCATCTCTTTTTCGCGTGTGAGGTCAACAAGTTCCCCCAAGCCGAAATAGGCGACCTGAAATTCTCTCATGGCGCGGTATGTAATGTATTCCTGGAAGCATACGGGGAGGCGCTCAAAGGCGACACGCTCGATGTAGTCCAGGAGCACAGGCTTTGTAAACTCTTCCTGTACGCCGTTATAGAGGTGTCCTCGGAAGATGTGATATCCGCTTGTGATAATGTGCAGAATACTCTCCTCACTGAGACGAATCTCTCCGGTGTGAGAGTCAGGGGTGAGGGATACTCCTGTATGAGAGTTGAATGTCCACCCTTGTGCCTGTACGCTGCGGTCGTGTCTGTCGAGAAGCCTGAGTGCGTTTGCGGCGTCTGTGCTGACTGCTTCCTTGGTCTCAAGGTCGATGAGCTGTTCGACGGGGGTTTCTCCAATGCTCGTAATAATTTCGTTGACTGCCGCTAGGACAATCGGGTGTGATGTGTTGATGAAGGACATGCTTGATGTACTCTCCTTTCGTAATCTGTGTGTACGCGGATCTGTGAAAAAGACAGAATAAAAAGAAGGAAGGATATGTGAGACTCCCTCCTTCTCTTTTTATGCCTTTTTCTTTTTGTTGTGTGACGTTAGATTAGGCTTTCTTCTTCCATACGCCGAGCCAAGCAGCTTCCGGACGGAGCCCGCCGTGTCCCATGGCATAGCGAGCGACAATCATGTCTGCCTGGAGTTCTGCGCGGCGTGCCTTCTCGAGCGCGAGGTCTTTGAGCTTGACGGTGCCGACTGCGGAGCGGTGCATTGCGATGAAGAGGAGCTGATCCTTGGGCTGTCCTCCGATGGTCGCAGGGACTTCGTGTCCGACGCCCTGGAGAACGCCTGTCTTGTCTGCGCCGCCCATGATGAGATGCGGGGTCTCGATGATGGGGAAGCCTGCAATCTTCAGGACGTTGCCCTCTGCGATGCTGCCCATGCCGCCGTAATCGCGGTTGATGTTGACGAGGTTCATGACAAGTGCCGCATACACCTCAGGGGTGACAAAGACATAGCGGTCGCCCTCGGGGACGTAGTTCTCTGCCATCTCCTTCTTGACCTGAAGCAGCGCCTTGGTGACCTCCGTGCCCATCGCCGCCGTAATACCTCGGTCAGTCGCAGCCGTAACAACTTCGACCGCCTTACCTTTACCGAGTCCGGGGATGTTCTCGACGCCCGCTTCGACCATCTTAATGACCTCTGCAAGAACTGCGCCGTCCGCATACATGGCAAGTGCTTCGCCCATGAGGCGCGCATACTCGCTGCGGATGTCGTAGTTCATCATCGCCTCTTCGATGTCGGTAATGACCTGAGAGGTGGTGAGCAGACCGTCAATCGGAATGATCTTCTCGTTGTGGACAATCTTGCTGCGGAGGTCGTCGAGGTTTGCACCCGGAGCAAGATATGCTGCGGTCGTACGTCCCATCGCGGGGAAGGCGGCGCTCTTGCCGTTGGAAATGGTGCGGACGATATGCTTGTCCATGGTGAGGGCGTTCTTGCGGAATGCAGTGAGGACTTCTCCCGCAAAAATCTTATACATTCCTGCGAGCAGGTCGCCCGTGTCTAGGAACTGTCCGGGGGATGCTACTGTTACTGTTGCCATTGTGTTCTAGTCTCCTTTAGTTAGATAAAGTATAAACAGTTGTTACAATTATGATATACGGTTATATTAACCGAAAATCTGCGATGAGGCAAGCACTCTTTGCTGTACCTGTCTACGATAGGCTGCGTCCTTGGTATAGCGCGGATCACTCATGGCGGCGACCATCTCGGCGTCGGACTGGAAAGCATTTGCTCCTCCATTTGTTCCTGCGCCGCCACCGGCAGATGCTCCTCCTGTGAGAAGGGTACCCCCTGTGCTCCCATGGGCAAGTGTCATGCGGGCTTTGATGCCGTCGAGATAGGAGTTCACGACATGGATGTTCTTGCATCCCATGATGCTGTCAAAGGTGTCCGCTTCGGTCTGTCCCTGTGCGGCGACAAAGTCCTGGATGCTGCGGAAGTTTGCTTCACCGCCGACGTGTGTGTAAACAGCATCGACGAACTGGTTGACGGTTGCCTGGATGCCGCTGAGCATGAGGTCGACGGCTTCTTTTGGGTAGCCTGCTTTCTCGAGGTTCTTGTAGGTGTCTGCGGAAAGCTCGAGGTTCTCATCGTATTCCTCTCGGATGGCATCAAAATCAACGCCTTTGCTCTCAAGAGCCCCCTTGATGTCGGCGATGGATTTGTCGTGCTGCTCGATGGCTTTGTCAACGTCTGCGAGCTGCTGTTCCTGTGTCTCTTGCTGCTGCTGCTGAGCCTGTTGCTTTTCCTGCTGCGCCTCTTGATTCTGTGTCAGCGTTTCCTTTTTACCGTCGTTGATGAATTCGACGGAATTGGCTGCATCATCCTCGTTCCCCGTGATGGAGTTCGGCGGGTAGATTCTGTTTTGCTGCTGCTGAGGCTGTTGTGTCGTGTTCGCGGTGATATTGCTCGTGTCCATATGATAAGAGGTTCCTTTCTATCTCTGCGTGTGTTACTGTGGCTGCTGTTGCTGTGCACCTTGCTGCTGAAGTGCTGTCTGCATCGCCATAAGCGCCTGCTGCTGCTCGACTTCCTGCTGCACTTCCTCTTCGCTCTTGATGAGTTCGGAGGATTTGAGTCCGAGGCTGTTGGCGGCTTTCTCAAGGACTCCTTCAGGCTTTAGTCGCTGCATGAGGTCGGGGACGGCGCTGACGAATTGGAGGAACTGCTGCAGCTTCATGAGGTCGTTGCCTCTGCCGAGTGCTTCCATGCCTGTGGTAATCTCAGGGGAGACGCTGCCCTCAGGAAGGTTCCTGATGATGCCGCTTGTCTGTAACTGAGAGAGCAAGCGACGTACGAGAGGAAGCTGCAATTCCTGTGTCAGGATGGAATAGACGCCGCCTAAATTCCCTTCGAGTTCCTGCGCTGCATAGCGTATCTCCTCAGCCGTGACTCTTTCCCCTTGTCTCTGCACGGCGGAGTTGAGGAGGAACGCATAGCCGAGACGCTCTTCGATGCTCTGAAGGTATCCCATAGCAATCTGAATGCTGCCCTGTTTCTGAGCGCTGTAAGGTGTGATGTCCTGTGCTCTGCCTGCAACAAAGTCCCCGCTCTTTGCTTTTTGCAGTACCTTAACGCGTGTGATGCTCGTCGGGTCGACCATGTGCACGGTAAAGGCTTCGATGGCGATGAGTTCTCCGAGGGCTTTGCTGACTGCTTCGGCTTGCTTCAAATCTCCGATGTACTCTTCGACATAGCTTCTGCCGTAGCTTTCTCCGTCGGCTTTGACCATGCGGAGCGGTAACCACGGACTGCTCGTGACGGGGTACTGTCCTTCACTCCCGGGGACAATCTGTTCGTCAATTTCCTGGTAGGTGCGGTACAGCGTCTCATTCGTCTCATCAAGCTGAATATGTGTATAGACGTCAATTTGTTTATCATCGTTCGCGGCAGGAACATCCTTGACCATACGCTTGAGCTCTGTGGGAAGAGCACTATAAGCAAGAGTGTCCCATGTGATGATCTCGAGGACGGTACCCATGGCATCCCTGCGAATGACATATTGTCCTAAGCGGTAGAGTTTGACACCGGTACCATCCGGATGGAGAAACAGCAGCGCGTTCCCCGCGACGGTCAGCTGCTTAATCGCCTCCCCGATGGTGATGCGGATTTGATGAGTCTCAATGTAGGCGAGGATGAGCTGCTCGAGCCCTGTGAGCGCTGTCTCTACCTCCCTCTTTTTGTCCTCCTGTCCGTCTGCTGAGAGTTCTCCGAGGATTTGACTCCCCGGGGAGAGACGGAAGAAGGTGGCATTCGGCGGGAAGAGTGCTAAGAGAAGTTTGTTGCTGAGTGTATTGACACACCGACTCCCGATGCTCTGATGCGGCTGCTCAATGTCTGTGCTGCCTGTACTCCCTTCCCTCATATACAGGGATGGTATGGTGAGTGCTGCACAGGATTCGGCGCGCTTGACATAACTGCTGCGCTCACCGCTTGCAAGAATATTGTATCTGCTCTTTGCGCTGATCCTTAACTGTACGTTTGTGTTGTTGTTACTGCTGCTTGTAGTAATAGCTCAATGCACTCCTTTCTTTTTGTTTGGTTCTCTTTAGAGGTTCAGCCCTGTGGAGGTGTTTCCTCCGGGGGTAGCGAGACTGCTGCGTGTGCGTTTGCGCTTGATGAGCAGTTCGTTGTAGCTGCGCTTGCCGCCGATGTTGGAGTCACTGTTACTGCTGTTCTTGTTGTCCGTCTGCTGCTGTGCGTCCTGATTCTCTTGCTGCGCCTGATTCGCTGCGTTGTTGGCATCCTCGATATTGGGGTTGATGCCAATACGCATGGTGCTGCTGTTGATAGGGGCGGCTGTTGGTGCGGGCGGTGCAGGTGCGGCAGCTGCCTGTTGCTGTTGTTTCTGCTTTGCTTCCCACTCTTGTATTTTCTGTTTGGCGCGGTCGAACCCGCTGATCCATCCGGAGCCGTGACTGCGCTGTCCGTTTCCTGAGCCCCACCCGCGTCCTGTCGAGCGTCCTGCTCTGCCTCCGATACTTGCCATAGGCTTTTGTGCTCCTTTCTCTTTAGATGTTGAGTCCTGTGCTCGTGATTCCTGCGCTGCCTCCACCGCTTAGTGTGTTGTCTCCTCTGTTGATGGTGAGGGCATTCTTCCCTCTGCGTCTGTCCTTACGGTCGGTACTGCCGAGCTGTGCGCTGTCTGCTGTCTGGCTGTGGGTGTCCTTTACGAGGTCATAGGCTTTGACCTTTGTCGCTTCCTGCACGGCTCTAGCTTCTGCCGCTGCTGCGTCTTTCGCTGCTCTTGCCTGTTTGTGTGCTCCCAACAGTCCGAGTGCTCCTGCAACGATTCCTGCTGCTGCTCCCATATGTAGTTACTCACCTCCTTTCAGTGCATCATAGGCTTCTTCCTCCTGCTCGATGCACAGGGTCTTGAGGTAAGTGATGATGTGGTTCATGCCGCTGATGTAGCCGAGTTTATAGGGCTCAGACGGCTGTGTGTCACTTTTGTATCCCTGATTATACGAAGCGCTGCTGAGCATGACGCTTGTGCTGTAGCGATTCTCAAGGTGCTCTATGATGTCTCTGCTGATGTATGGGATTCCTTTGCTGTTGTAGGTGTCCATAATCGTACTCTCCTTTCGAGTGTTCTGCTTTTGTTGTAATCTCCTTTGCTGTGGAGGATGTAGGCGCATCGTGCCTGTACCAATGCATCTGCCTCCGTGAGTCCTTTTGCTGCGTATGCATCGACAAGGGTTTTCCATGCCATCCCATGCTTCATGAGCAGCTCTTCAGCTTTCTTCTCTCCGACGCCGGGGCATCCGGGGTAGCCGTCGGTCGGGTCTCCCATGAGTGCCTGTTTGTAGAATTGGAAGTCGGCTTCCTGCTGCGAGACATAATTCATCTCAGCTTTGAGGAAGTTGTAATACCACACATCGGGGATCTGCCTGAGGTCTTTGTCTCCGCTGATAATAAGGACATCCTGTTTTGCTTTATAGGCTAAAAGTCCTATGATGTCATCTGCTTCGAGTTCCTGCTCCCATCGGCTCGGAAGCTCTTTGCACATGTAATCGACCAAGGCATGATAGGCTAAGGGTTTGCGCTTGTCTGCACGGTTGGCTTTGTACGTGAGAAGCACCTGTTTGCGGAAGTTCCCTCCCGTCCTGTCGCTGAAACAGTATATCCATCGTGTCCAGTTGGGGACGGTATAGGGAAGCTGCTCCTGGAAGAGGATGTCATTGATGCGGTTATAGGCATAAAAGCATGAGTGCTGCATATTGCTGACGGCATCAGGGAGGAAGCTGTGCAGTGTCCATAGGTCGCTCTCTCCCCACCGAATTTCCTGTTCGGCACTCGAGGCTGCGCGGAAGGCGACCATGTCTGCATCGACAAGCACTAAGAGGCTCTTTTTGCGTTTCCTTTTTACACTCATTTGTCTGTGCCTGTTGTGGTGCTCTCGATGAGTTTGTTCGGCTGTGCGCGTTCTACGTTGTGCATGAGGTTCATCCGGCAGCCGCAGCTGCATGTAATACTTTTGATGTGGAAGCTGTAGCTGCGGAGGAGGCGTTTGCCGCACCTGGGGCATTTGAGGTCTTGCTTTACCATGTCCATTTGTTCACCTGTATTACCTTTCTTTTGTTCTTCAATGACATTCCTGCCAGTTGTGTCCTGTCTTGCCCTCTGTGTCCAGTTGACACTTGAAGCCGAGTTTGTGCTGCGCGTCGCGCATGGCTTCTTGGGCTTCTTCGATGATGATGTGTGCTGTTGCCTCATCTTTACAGGAGTACTGACACTCGTCGTGGATCCATCCGAGGATAGCATAATCTTTATTTATGCCTTTCTGTAGTCCACGTTTGATGAGTCTTTGGTCGAGAGACATTAGCCATACTTTACACACAATCGCTCCTGCGCTTTGGAGGAGTAGGTTTAAGGCTGAGTGGAGGCTGCGTACAGGAAGGATCCTGCCGTCTAAGCCTTTGAGGTATTTCCTCTTCCACCGGATAATCTGTCCTCTGTCTCCTTTTTCAACAAGGGCGTTTTGGATGGCGTTCTGTAAGTCTTTGACAGCGGGGAGGTTCTTAAGGAATTTTGCCTTGAGGGCTTTCCCTTCGCTCTCACCGCCGCCGACAATCTCGCCTATTTTGGCAGCTCCTGCTCCGTATAAATAGCCGTAGATAAATGTCTTCGCCTGGTTTCGTGTCTCGAGTCCTGCGGCGTGTTGGTTCTTGGTATGGATGTCCCCTTCGAGGATTTCCTTGGCATATGCACCGCCGTCGTAGGAGTAAAGGTAGTGTGCGAGACACCGTAACTCTAGTCCTGATGCGTCGATGCCTGCCTGTACTCTTCCTTCTCCCGGGTGAAATAAGGCTCTGCATTCTTTGCCATAGGGACTGGAACTGTTCGGCACCTGCGCTAAGTTCGGGTTGTTGTGACTTGCCCTTCCTGAGACTGTGCCGTTCCCTATCACCTGTCCATGGATGCGTCCGTCGCGTTTGTCATACTCCTTTAACCACGCGTGTTTTCCGTCTGCAAGCTGTCCGAGGCGCTTTGTGTAGAGGAGGCTGTCGGCAAATAGTCTTGCTAGTTCTTTGACATTCTCAGGAGCGTTCTCGTCACTGAGTATGAACTTGAAGGTCTCTTCGTCAATCTTCAATCGTGCTCTGCCTGTCGTTCCTTTGTCATAGAGTTTTTCTTCGCGAGGGCTGTAGCCGTACATGACGCGAAGAACATACTCTATCTGCTGTCTTGAGGATGGGTTGAAAGGTTTTGTTCGTTTGACGGGGACGCCTTTTTTATATCCTTTGGCGCTGTTGTCACGCTTCGGGATGAAGTCTTTGTCCGGCAGCTCGGGGATGGCGGTGATGAGTTTGTCCTGTACCTCGGCGTCTTTGATGCGGAGTTCTTTTTCCAAGTCCTCAGCTTTTTCTTTGTCGAAAGGGAAGCCGTTCTGCTCTATCTCGCTGCATATCCAGGCGACTCTATGCTCTAAGGTCACAGCTCTCATGTCGTAGTCCTGCTTCATGAGGTGCTCCCAAAGTGCTTTGGTGACCTCGACGTCCTGCATGTTGTAGGTGAGCATTTCGTCTGTGTAACAGTCCCAAGCAGACGCCTGTTTTCCGTAATCACCTTTTAAGACACCGAGTCTGTATCCCCACGCTTCAAGGCTGTGTCTGCCCATGAGTTTTGTGGGGAGGATGCCTTTGCGTACAAGGTTCATGTCGATGTCTATGATGTTCGGGTAGTAGAGACGGGAGAGTACGAGTGTATCGACACAGCGCCGCTTCATGTCCTCTGTGATGAGGAGTCTGTCAGAGGTACATCTGCAGAGAGCAGGAATGTCGTAGCCGATGATGTTGTGCCCGCAGATATGTGTGTCGTTCGTCCATTCGTGGTAGAGGTCGAAGATGCCGCTGTTAATGGTCTCCGGGGTGTATGCGGTGGTTTCCTTAGTCTCAGAGTTGTAGACGGTCATGCAGTAGACTTTTGATACGTCTCTCAAGAGTCCGTCGGTCTCGATGTCGAAGATGAGCATAAGGCATCAGTACCATCCTTCTTCTTTGTCTTTTGGCAGATCCTCTCCGAGAAGTCCTTGTGTTTCGTGACGGGTACGGACGCGCTCTTCGATGCGGCGCAGCTCCTCGGGAGTAACGCCCATGCCGCGCAGCATGGTGACCATATGTGTGGTGAGTTTGACGATTTCTTCGATGGCATCCTCACTCGGTTTCCTGTCCGCTGTGTATTCTTCAGGGAAGTAGTCACAGGCAAGGCAGTACTTGAGCTCATCAAGCGAGCTGTTGAAGAGGCTTTGCCAGTCGGCAATACGTTTGCTCGTCTGCCGCAATGTAAGGGGATGAATGGTGAGGTTGTAGTCTGTGTGCTGCTGTGGTGTAAACATGGTAAAATGTTCGCTCCTTTCTTCACTTATGCAAGGAATTTGTTGACAAAGTAGATTTGTCCTTTGCCGGTTACCTTTGTGGTCTTGGAGATGGAGGTGTGTCCGTCGGCATGTGTGATGACGGTTTCTTTGATTTCAAACAAGCCCTGCTCCATGGCACGCTGCGAGGGGGAGTTGTAATCGGCTCCTTTACGTTTGATGAGGTAGCCGTGTTCACGCATCCAATCAAAAAGACGCCTCTGTCCCATGTCGATATGGTTCTGCTTGAGGATTTTTGCAAGGTCTCCGATGAGGATGCTCGTATGAGAGACGCTTACGGCGTCGGAAAAGATGACCTTCGGACGATCTGCTGCAAGCTGCGCTTCTGCTGCTTTGCGTTTTTCCTGCTCGTCCTTGAGGTTCTGTGCGAGCTTGATGAGTGTGTCCGGGGAGAGCAGGACGCTCTCAATGGTCTCAGGTGTCATGTATGCGCCGTGTTCGCGGATGGAGGGGAGGACCTCGGACGTTACCCAACGCTTGAATTTCTTTGCGGTGGGTAGTTTTGATGAGAGGATGAGAGAGTAGAGTCCGGATTCGTTGATGACGATGGTCTCCTGCTTTCTCCCCATGCTATCGATGAGTCCCTGTTTCAGGGAGTCATCTTCGTCAACATGTGTTGCCAAAGCGTTGAGGGGTTTTGCATAACCGAGAATCTCAGCGACGTCTTTGCCAACAAAGTACGGTTCGTTATTGACAAGCACTGTCCGCACCTGTCCAAATTCCTCGTTTTTGAAAATCTGCAATTCGTTATTCATGATATTTTGTTCTCCTTTCTTTTGTGCCTAGAAATTAAAAAGGCTCAGCTGCTGATACTGAGCCCTTTGTTGTGTCTTTTGTTTGTTCTTCTTTTTCTTTGTCGCTTTGAGGCGGAAGGTCGAGGGATGCTTCTTCGACTGTGATGCGATTCTTTTTGCTGTTCCACATGAGATGCCCTGCGAGACCTGTTTGTCCTGTGAATCTGCATTTGAGCAGCCGGACGCTGAGCAGGTTCCGCTCTCCTTCGACATCTGCTTGTTGGTTTCGTTCCAAAGCGATAATTGTATCGGGGAGCTGTTTGAGACTCCCGCTTCCCCTTAGGTCGTCAAGGCTAATCTTCCCACCTTGTTCAAATGGATTGCCTTGTTTGCTGTCGGGTTTGCGTAAATGCGATATGACAATCACGCCTGCGCCTGTCTCTTCGACAAGGGATCGGAGCTTTGTCATGATGATGTCTATGGTCTTGCGCTCATCCCCTCCACTAGTCTCTAAGGCTGAGACTGCGATGGATATGTGGTCGAGGATAACGAAGTCACATCCTTCCCCGACAATCATGTAGCGGATTGCCGACAAGAGTCTGTCCTCTCCGAGACTTCCGAAGTGGTCGTAGAGCAGGAACTTCCCGTCTCCAAAGACAGCATCAAAGGCTTTGGCGGTGGCTTTGGTCTTTCTCTCTTTTGTCCATACAAGGTGTAAGGGTTTTTCTCGATGGATGCTGAGCAAATCCCGCATGGTTTTCTTTGGGTTCTCTTCGAGCATGAGCATTCCGACGCTGCAGCCTTCGTGCATTTTGAGATGATAGGCAATCTCTCTTGCCGCTGTGCTCTTGCCGATGCCGGTACCCGCGGTCATGAGGAGGAGTTCTCCTTTGCGCATGCCTCCGCCTGTCATTTGATTCAGCTCGATGTTCCAAGGGAAAGGATAGGGTCGGCTATCCTCCCCCTCTTCACTGCTGAGCAGTTTCTCTTTCTCATCTTTCGGGTTGAGGATGCCGTCGGGTCGGTAGGGTGCTGCGTTCCATATTGCGCTGATGATACTGGCTGCGTCCCCGTTCATGAGACATTCGCTTGGATCTTTCCGTGGAAGTGTCGCTATCTTCACCTGTCCTTGCGGGAGAAGTGAGGAGCACTGCGTACTTGCCTTGCGCCCCGGTTCGTCCATGTCAAACATGAGGATAACTTCTTCGAAACCTGATAACCAGTTGAGATTTTCTTTGATTGTTTTCTTGGCACTCTGTGCACCCTGCGGAAGGGAGACAACAGGGTATTTGTTACCCTGTGCCTGGGAGACTGTGAGACAATCGATTTCTCCTTCTGTGATGACGAGCTTTCGCCCTCCTGAAAAGAGGTGTTGTCCGAAGAATCGACACGGTATCTTGCCTATGGTTCGAAACTCTTTCCCTTTTCCTCGGACTTTGAATCCGACCTCTTTACCTGTCTCATCACAATAAGGTGCGAGCTGTACAGTCTCTCCGTGGTAAGTACCTAAGCGGTATCCATACTTGCGGCATGTCGCTTCGGTGATGCGTCGTTTTTGGAGGGAGCTGTAGTAGGTTGCGCCTTTGAAGATGCTTTCACTGCTGATGCTCTCTTCTTCTCCTGTGTCCTCTAGCGCTTCCTCCTCCGTATTGTTCTCAGAGATGCCGCAGGAGAAGCAGTGCGTGTGTCCGTCGCTGTAGAGTGCTAAGGCATCATGACTGCCGCAGCGTTTGCAGGGGAGGTGCGCTTGGATGAGAGTTACTTCTTCCGCTTCTTCTTTTTTGTGTGCTTGGATTTTCTTCTAACCTCCTTTTCATCAAGACATAAAAATAAGCCCTTTGAGAGGCTTTAATGTGGTAACGCGATAAAGAATACCTGAAAGATGTTTTGAACGATTCTAGAGGGCATTACGGAAGTGTGAGCAGCATGTCTGTGTCTTTGTTTCCCGGATGTTCCTTCGTCCATGCTGTTGGGATATGCTTGTCGGCGAAGAGGAATCCGTTCTTTTTGCACCAATCACCGTATGTGAGCTTCCCGCCTTTTCGAAGTTTGGTTCTGCTCGAGGAAAAGACGAAGCGGATGTCGAGGTCAGGGTGTTGTTCTTTTATGAGCAGATGCTTCTTCCTGTCCTCCGGGCTGAAATAGCCTTTGGTCTCAATGTAGATTCCGTTCGGAAGCAGGAAGTCAGGGGTGTAGGTGTGCGTGCTCTCAGGCATAAGGTATGAGATACGTGTGCTCTCATACTGTGCTGTTATGCCCGCATATGCCAGCTCTCTCGCAATCCTGTCCTCGAGCCCGCTCCTGTAGGGACTCCCTTTATGTGTGCCTTTGTAGATGCGGTTGTTAATCTTAGAAGTCACCGTCCATTTCTTCCGTCGGGGCAATCTCATACGGGGATGAGGTGTAGGCGCTGAGGTCTTCGCCACCGTCGGCATCTGCTCCGACGACGTTAAAACCATAAGACGCAGCATCTCTCTCCCAAGGCTTGACCTCGACAAGCTGCACGGCACTCATCTCGAAGCGTACGCCGTGGACTGTCGGGGATGCATAGTATGGGCGCGGTACAAAGGCGATACGTACAAGGCTCCCATTCCCGATGATGAGGTCTTTGTCAGTGACAGGGTTCCCCTTGATGTCGAACACTGCCGGCGGGAGAGTCTGTTTGGTCTCCCCTGTGACGCGGTCGGTGTACTCTGCATTCTTCTTGAAGCGCCATTTTGTCTTGCCTTTGAATACAGGGTCGTCTGCTTCGGTCTCAGAGTAGGGGTAGAAGGGACGCGACCACTTTTTGCCCTTCCACTCGGGGGCTGCCTTTGCTTCGTCCAGACATGCTTCGGCAAGCTGCGTCAGTGTCGCCTCCGCCTGCGGGTCGTCAAATACGACGTCCACGGTATAACCTGTGCTCTGTCCGTTATACTCCCCGGGGGTAAAAATCTTCGGATAGTATACCTGTCCGACGGCGGTGATGATGGATTTCTGTCGTTTGCTGTGATTGTTGCTACTGTTATTGTTCATGATGTTTAATTTACTCCTTTGCTTTTGCGTTTGATGGTACAAGGTGCTCCTTCTGTGAAGGATCGTTCGAAGGGGATATGTATCCTCCTGATAAGACTTTCTCCAGCCATGAGGCGTATTGTGCCAGTTTCCTAGCGTCCTTTAAGGCGGTTTCCTTTTTTCCCATGCGGCAGGCATACTTGATGATGTTGCCTCGGAGGTAGCCGACAAGCTGCTGTACGGGCATGTTGGCTTCCATGGTCTCGATGGGCTGATGGGCGGAGTGGTTGTAATAACTTGGGTTCACCGTGGTGTCTTTAACGACGGTCTCAAGAGGTTCGTCGAGGAATCCGGCACGCGTGAGGATGTCGTCGACACAGGCAGAGAGAGTTTCAATACTGCTGCTACTCATTTTTAGATGCTCCTCCTTTCTTAGGGATGCCTTCAGAGAGGATCTCCCTCAGCATGGCGTCACAATCCAGAAGGTAGGCAACGGTGTCAATCTTCTGTCGTATACTCTTGCAGCAAAAGACTAGCATCCATGTAATGTATAGCGGTGCGTGGACGGTCTGTTTACCATATTTGTCTTTTGTCTCTGTGTAGTCGACGCCCTCTTTGAGTTGGAGGTATTTCCTGCATTTACTCCACCACTGCGGAAAAAGTGTTGAGACGTTTAACCATTCGTGAAGCTCCCGGATGTCGATGTAGGGTTCTTCCTCATGAGGGTTCTCAGGTTGATGCAGTGCAGGGAATCCTTCGGGGAGTTTTGGTATTTGCATTTTTGTATGTTCTCCTTTCTCTATGTTTCATGACGGTTATTCACTCATGGATATACGGATGTTGCACAACTTTGTCTCAAGAGAGGCTGTGCGGTCTTCAAGCTCGTCCATGTGGTCTATGAGCTCATCCAGTTTGGCATCTATGAGGGCTCGATATTTCTGCTCCTCTTCTCCTACTGCTTCATCATCAGTCGCCTCTTCATCTTCGTATCTGTGAATGTAATCTTCATACGGATCATCATCATCCCCATAGAAGTCATCTTCAAGGTCGTCATCCCATATGGTTTCTTCACATGCGCTGAGGTAGGAGAGGATTTCTTTTCTCTGCGGCGGCTCTGCTTCTCTGATGAGAAGATACCATGCTGTGGGGAGATGGAAGTATACGGTACCTCCTTCGATATAGTCGCTTCCACGCTCGAGGCGATGCCAGCCGATGAGGGATTTGATCCATTTCGTGAAGTCGTTCTTAAGAGGTGGTGTTTGGTTTGCAGTGTCAAGCATATCCACACCGAGGATGTATTTGTAGAGGCGCTCAGCACGAACATAGCGCCGGTTGGTGCTGTGGTCGACGACATACGGGAGGTCAAAGGGGAAGTCGTTTCGTTCCTCACTGTGTTCAGGGTGGAAGCCTATCGTTGTGTTTGTTTTTGACATGATGATTTTTACTCCTTTCAAAATCTTTTTGTGTGTCTGTAGCTCTAGGGCTGAGGTGCTACTCCTCACGCGCACAATTGCGGCTCTCGCACGCGCGCGCGTATATATAATATTTTTATATACCTCCCTTCGGTCGGTAATTACGACACAAATTCTTTTACTCTTTTACCCTTTATAGGGTTCTTTAAGACACCTATACATAAGGTTTACTAAGACATATTTATCAACTCCTTTATGCTTTCAGCTTTTAAGACACATAGGATTAAGACACAAATTCTTTTTCTCTTTCACTCCCCTTATATATTAATAAGACAAGAGAGGATAGAAGTTATTTGCGTTAGCATTACTGTCTATGATTGACTTGTATGTAATTAATACTCTCTACAGCATTGTTGTTATTGCTGTTGGTATGAAAGCTATTTTAATTACAAGCTACCAATGTACCTATGACTGGTTATGTGTCTTAGAGCCATAGGCTTTCTTGTCTAGGCTTCCCCATTGATAAGGAGAACATAAAGACATCTCTGTCTCCTTTGTCTTATCTTTTGGGATATTTCGAAGATGTCTAACGAAGTTAGTTCTTTCGAATATGTCAAAGAGATTCAGAGTCCTTTTATGCTCGAGTATTTTTAAGACCGCCTCACGGCGGTAAAAATTCTTTACCCTCAGCAATCCTATGGATTCAGAAATACATATGATTGACAAAGAATTGAACAAAGTGGACTCACTTTATGTGAGTTTTTTTGTGTTTTATCTTTGAGAACATATGATTGCTTTTAGGTCATAGTGTTATGCATTCTAATATATATTTTATATATACTTTATGCTCTATTCCTAAAAGCTTTTCTGTCTAAAGCCTTTAAGACAAGTCTTCTCCCCTTCCCCCCCCTCCCCCCTTTCCCC